CTAGTTGAACAGTTGCAAGATCACTCGATCTTGGTTGAACATTTGAGAACTCATGAGACATGTGTGCCTCTGCTTATTGGAGATTGGAAGATACGGACTTTGAGCAACAATGCCAGTGGGGGTTTCTTCACAACCATTTTGAATTGTCTGACCGCTGAAATTTATTTCAGGTATGCTTTCAAGTGTCGCTTTCCGGACAAGATTTTCGATGACTATTGTCGTCTGGTTATTTTGGGTGATGATCATCTTTTAGCGGTAAGTCCGCAGATTGAATGGAACCCCCTCATGATCCGCGATGACATGGTCCATTTGGGTCAGGTCTACACTAGTTCTGTGAAGGACCGTGAGTTGGATGAGAAATACCACAAGTTTGGAGAGATCCTCTTTTTAGGTCATTGTCCTCGTTTGGTTGAAGGTCATTATTCCGGAGCGTTGCGAAAGGAGACTCTTGAGAACTCATTGCATTGGACTCGTAATAGTAATCTTACCATTCGAGCTGAATGTCAACAGATGGTGGAATATGCGTCTCAGTGGGACAAGGAATATTACACCTTCTACTTGAATTCAATCAATGATGCTTTGGAACGAGTTGGACTATTGCCTTTGCAGTTACCACCCTGGGAGAGTTTGCGTGTTGTTGTTGCAAATCGTACTGTTGATTCTGGTGCAGATTACCGTTTTCATGCTGAAGCAGAAGAAGTGTTGGAGAATCCTGGTTTAACGACCTTTGATCCTGAAACCATTTCGGAGTCTGTGGATAACGCTGAACCTGGAGAAGCACCTGATATGCGCTCAGTTTCTGAAGATCCGGCAGGCTTGCAAATGGGTCCAGACAGTTTTGTGAGACGTTCTCAGTATAACTGGAGTAGTACTTCAGGTGCTGGAACTGTTATCACTACGATTCCTGTTCCTTTTGGTTTACTGGGTCTGGGTGACCAGAACAATCTGCAAAACATGCCTTTTCAAAATTTCTTGCTTTCTAAGCCCGATGTTGAAGTTATGTTGCAGTTAAATGGTGCTCCAACTCAAGCAGGCTGTCTTGTTATGGGTTTTGCTCCTTTGGTCACTACTCTCCCGTACTATCGTGATTGGTTGATGCTACCCCACGTGAAACTCTCCCCAGATGCGAACGCTTCAGCTGTTCTCAAGATTCCTTTCAGATTCTTCCGTAGTTTTCTTGACAATCAGTATGCTCATGACCATGGTGGAGAAGTCAGTCTTGGTACTTTGTTTATTGGGGTTTATTCTTCTTTAACTACAAAGACTCTTCCTTCGGATTGTGGTATTTCAGTCTATTCTAAGATTTCCACTGTCAGCCGAATCCCTCGAACTTTGCCCCCCTCTGCTACGAATTTGCGCCCAATCTATGGGTTTACTAGTGGTACTGGTACTCTGGCAGGTCGGATGTTGTCTAGTGATACTACTTTCCTTGCCCAAGGCTCGAATATTTCTACCACCAATGTTTCCAACAACTATTCTGTAGGCAGCGTTGCTGGTAGTATGCCAATTCAAGCTCCAGTAAAAGTTGGTGGAACTACTCAGACAGCAAAGAATAAAGTCGATGCGAAGACAATGCCTTTGGACAATCCTCCTCTTGTTGGTGGTGGAATTCCGATTATGTCACAGTTCTGTTCTATGAGTAAAATCAATGGACCAGAAGTTACTGTAGGTATGGGAATGCACCCGCAAGAATTGAGTCGACAACCTCTGGCTTTTCGCGATCCAGATGAAACCACGATTGAAGGTCTGTGCGGTCGCTTTTGTATGTTGGATTTTGTGGATTGGTCTGTCGGTAACCCTGATGGTACTGATCTTCGAACGTTCGATTTCAGTTCAATTGTTCGTGATGACGCTCGGCGCACCTCATGGCTTGCTTCTGATATTATTCCAATGAATGCAGCAGTTCTCAATGAGTTTCGTTTTCTGCATTGCGATATCGTGTATCGATTTCATGCTATTCGTACTAAGTTCCACTCTGGTCGTTTGCTAGCGTCGATCAACTATGGTTGTGTTGATTCTCCGCCAGCTCAGAAACAAGCTCTGTACAGTCAGGTTCTGGATTTCAATAATGATTGTTCAGTGGTTGAAGTAGTAGTACCATACAACAACACACAGGAGTATATCCGGAGTTACGCGAATGAAGTTTCCACAAATTCGTACCGCTTTGGTTCTCTGCATCTGTCAGTTTTGAACGAGTTGCGTGCTGCTTCCGAAGTTGTTTCTACGACTGTTCGAGTCATTGTCGAAGTTGCTTTCCGAAATGTTAGGGTCACTGTTCCGAATAGTGTCTCCATTCACTCGTTTACCGACAATCCTCCTGCTCCCACGCGCTTGGTTTTCGTTGCTGAAGCTGAAGACGTGAATGTTGCAAAGGTTTCTCAGACTGTTACCAGTACTGAAGCCGAAGTGGAAGGTGCTCCTCAAAGAGTTCAGCTTGGAGAAAAGTTCGAGTATACAATTCAAGATATTCATGAGCAGTTGCGACGTTACAATTTGACAGACTTTGATAAGAGCAGTTTGGTTTATGAACGACATGGTTTGGACATGGTTGAATGCACTGTTTACACTATTGGAGTCACTCCGGACTTCAAGATTGGACAAATGTACGCAGCTTGGTCAGGAACGTTGAAATACAGGATCTATGCTGAATCCTCTGGATTTTGTACTGTTACTTACGTCCCTTGCAGCAAACCTAACGATTTCGATGAAGCTTTAGCCGCAAATGCGGGTGAAGCTAGAGTCGTGGTCGGACAGAGAGTTCGTGCTCCTGCGCAACCTCCGTTATTGGCTCGCGAAGTGATGTATCCAGTTGGATCCTGTAGCTTCATTGACGTAAGTGTTCCGTTCTACACGGAATTCAACATGCTGGCAGTCGCCAGAGTGGACGGCGGTTCTTACGCAAATCCAGCTCCAGCTTACAATGGTTGTTTGCTCGTGCGTGTTCCGGTCGGTGTGAAGATCCACATCTTCACTGCGGCTGGAGATGATTTCCGCTATCATTGCCTGGCCCCATCATATCGAAGTACTGTTGCTCTTGCTGATGGCACATTGCAAGGTCCTACCGGAGGAACGTTGCGAATTTGTGGAATTTATCCACCCCCTGCATAATTACCACTGCGTTGGGATCGTTAAGTCGTGAC